TGCTTGTTCTATTTCTTCCTTTGATACCATTCCACCTTGAATAGTAGTAAATTGAAAGCTATCCCAGTCGTTATCTTGTTTGCCTTTTAAATACATTTCATAAGACCAATTTCCGTAACCTTTTGGAGTCCCACAAAATAATACATGACCTCTAGATTTATCTTTAGAATAAGTATCTGCTATTGATGCTCTTAATACTTCAAACCATGCTCTTTTATCAATATCAGCAAATTCGTCTAATATTAAAAAATCTATGCCCGTTCCACGAAGTGCATCATAATTATCACTCCCCTTTAATGAGATAGTGCTATTGGTTTTTCGAATAGTGATAGTCATTGTAGTTTCGTTTATATCCTCTATCCAATTAAACTGATTAAGCATTTCTTTTAAACTAGCCCAACAAATGTCTTTAGCCATTTTAAATGTTGGTGCTACATACCATATTCTTTGATTAGGTTGTGATGCGTATTTCATCATTTCAGTAATACATAGATAAGTTTTACCAAATCTACGACCTGATATTAAAACTCTAAATCTAGCTTGTGATTGACTTACTTTAAGTTGAGGGCTTGTCAGCGTTATCTTCATTACACCAATATCTGACCATTAATTTCTGTTCGTCAAATGTTTTTTTATCCTTGTTAGCAACTTCTATTACTTTTTCTGCACCACCGATAGCACAATCTACATAAGTTTTAAATTCTGTACGATCTGTATAAGGTGGGATACAAGTATTGCTTAATAATGAACATAACTGCCAAACAAGAACATATTTCATTTTTTAAGCTTTCGTTTGAGTTTTCTATGCCATGCCCAAAAACGAAGCTTATATCCTATTCTTTCAATAAAATTATAAAACAGTTCTAACATTGTTATACTCATAAATTATTCTAATATTAACTTCCTAATACTTAAACTTCCGTCTATATTCTTTTCTAATTCAGCTTTACCTTTATAACATTTATAAGATACAGATTCGTTGGCTTCTCTTTCAGCGTGACGCTTACCTTTAAGGCATTGGGACATTCCATCAATTTGTAATCTAGCTTCTTTAATTTCACCATTTACAAACATAAGTAATGCTACGACAACTTCTATCATTTAGGCCAATCTCCGTTTCCGTTCTTATAGTGCATTTCTCTATTTGAGTCTTTTAGTTCTTCAATATCTTGTAAAGCTTTATGTAATTGTCCCTCAATAAATTCTATTTTAATTTTATTAGACATATTCATTTCTTGGTTCTTTTCTAGCTTCTCAATTTGTGAAAAGCTTTCCTCTAACAACATAAAGATTTCTAAATTTTTAGGTGTCTGTTCTGCTTTTTTAAGTAGGTCAGAACTCATAAGTTGATCTTGTGTTTCTAAAGCTGTTATTCTACCTGTAAGGTTTGCCCAACCCATAACTGCACCACTAACGACAATAATTATCCCAATTAAATTAGCGAGTGGTAATTGTAGTTTTGATTCACTACTAACTTTAATTGTATCGTTTTTCATTTAGCTTTTTTTCCTTTGTTCTCACCTTGTTTGATAATGTAGTCTTGTGTCCCATTTGCACCTGTCTCAACTTCTTTTTTTAGCAATCTAAATATTTTCATTTCTTTTAATTTTCTTTCAGTATGTTTTTTAAATTGCTCTAATACCTTTGTATCTCTCATTTCTTTTTTTTCTTATCTATAAACATTTTATCAACCCATTCTGAATATCTGTCTAACCAACCTAGAAATGCGTAAATTATTTTATCGATCATATTTTAAATCCTTTTTTCCATGATTGAACTGCCCAATAAACAGGAGTTGTGTTTAACTGTTTTCCTGATCTTCTAGCTTTAGCAAGTATGGGTCTAAATCTTGCCATAAACGATCTTTGCCTAGCTGGAATATTTTTTTTAATTGATAATTCTTTTGACCCAAAACGGACAATCTGAACTCTATTTGTTTTTCTGTTTTTTACATAAACAGCAAACTTCTTAGAACCTGACGGAGTTCTAAAAGGTTTATTTAGTTTAACAGTTCTTCCTTTGAATTTTGCCATGTGACTTAAATATCACACATCACTCACAAATGAAACCTTGAATAGTACCTCTGCCATCATTTAGATACCAACCAGATTTCATAATATCTTTTCTAATCCAATAATGTGTTGATATAGCTTCTCGGTGTTCTTCCGCTATCTCCATACATTCGACATAGCTTACAGGTCTTTCAAACTCTAGTTTTTCTTTTACTAAAGTCCCATTGAATAACAGTATTAGTATTGTTAGTGTTTTCATTAGCAAACATTTTGACTAACATATACCATTTTTCTTTGTATTTTTCTTGCTTAGTTTTATTGTAAAGATTAGCTGTCTCGTCTAACGCTTGAAGTATCTTTGTCTCCATTGTCCACAAATATAATTATCTTTAACACCAATAGTTTGAAACCTACCACAGAAACTTCTCCTGTTGGAATATAACCCACAATTACCACAAGCTTCTTTACTGGTAGATTTTCTAAAATCATTCGGCATTTGATAAGGAATAAATGTTCCGTCTTGATAAAAGTTAGGTCTTTTTTGCATCTATAATATCCTTTATCTTTTTAAGTTGTTTAAGTAAATCATCACGTTGTTTTTTAACAAGGTTTAGTTCCCATCTTAATTGTTCAATAATTTTATCTTCCTTGTCTGTTGTATTTTTTAAAGTCTCTTGCTTCATGTTTGTTTAATTTCTTTTTGTGACGTCTTGGTCTTTTTCGTGGCTTCGGTCTTGGAACGAAGTGAGTAAATTTTCTTTTAGCCATTACTCGTCAGGTTTTACATCAATAATTAATGGTAAAGGTTCAGTTATGGTTTCATTTTGAGTTCGATCTTTCATTCCTAAATAGTTCTTACTTAACCATATTTGCATATTGGTATTATCTTTTTTAACAGCTTTATCCCACATTTTTTTTCTTAAACTAGCCTTACCTTTTTCCCTGTATTGTTCGATAATATCGGCATAATTTCTTTTTAAAGTTCTAGCAGATACATTCATAACACTTGCTATTTCATAAGTAGGACAACCAATAGAAGCAAGATTTTTTAATATTTCTTGATCTATTATAATTTTAGGTCTTCCAGCACCTTTTCTTTTTTCTGACACATTTGCCTTATTATTGTCCATTTTCTAACTCTGCTTTTTTTCCTGTAAAATTCTCCCAACGCTTAATAATTACGTCACAATATTTAGGGTCTAGTTCTATTCCATAACATATTCTACTTTGTTTTTCACAAGCTATTATTGTAGTTCCTGAACCTAAAAATGGGTCTAATATTATATCTTCTTGTTTAGAACTATTCTTAATTAAATACTCAACTAATCCTACAGGCTTCATAGTGGGGTGTAATTTGGATTTACTCGGTCTATCATATTTAATAATTGTTGTTTGTTTTCTATCTGAATACCAACTATGTGAAGCACCTCGTTTCCACCCATATAAACAAGGTTCGTGTTGCCATTGATAATCTTGTCTTCCCATAACCATACTATTTTTAGCCCAAATTAAATTTTGTTTTAATTCTAAATCTGAATTTTTAATTGATTGTCTAAATTCTAATCCATACCAATCACTGTGAAAAATGTAAAATGAACAACCTAATTTTAGATGAATAGAACAATTATTAAAAGCATCTGTTAAAAATTGTAAAAAATCATCATCATTTTTAGAGTCATTTTGGATTGTTAATTTATCTTTAGTTTTGCCCTCATAATCAACATTGTATGGAGGGTCTGTCATTAATAAATCTGCTTTATTTTCATTAAACAATTTTTCGTAATTATTAAGTATTGTACTATCTCCACAAATTAACTTATGCTTTCCAAGTATCCAAATATCTCCTAGTTTAGATATAGGTTCTTCAGGTGCTTCTGGTACTTCATCTTCATCAGTTAAGCCTTGTTTTTCCTCGAATAACATATCGTTAAGTTGATCTTCATTAAAACCTAATAAGTCTAATTTAAAATCTTTAGCTTCTAAATCTTTTATTTCCATTTTAAGTAATTCGCTATCCCACTCAGATTCTTCGGCAGTTCTATTATCAGCTATTCTATATGCGTTTATCTGTTCTGGTGTAAGATTGTCAGCAATAGTTATTGGTACTTCTTTAAAGCCTAATTTTTTAGAGGCTCTATACCTTGTGTGGCCTACAACAATAATTCTATCTTTATCAACTACTATAGGCTGTCTAAAGCCATATTCTTTTAAAGACATAGCAACCTTTTCTATAGCTGAGTCTTTTAATTTTCTAGGATTGTTCTCATAAGGTTTTATAGTATTAATATCTGCGTTTTCTATTTTCATATTAGCCTCTCAATAGTTTTGTTAATAGTATCCATAATCTTGGGTTTTGTTTAAATATCTTAGTAAAGCCATTTCCTATCTCTATTGCCATTGGTTCTTCTCCCATAGTTTTAAATTTAATTTTAGATAGATGTGCAATTAAGTGAAATATCTCGTGAATTATTGTGTTAAAGAGTCTTTTGCCTTTTATTCTACTATCCAACACGATTATTTTCTT